AGCAGTGGTATCAACGCAGAGTACTTTATTTGTTTTCGAATCAAATACTGGATTGATTAAGCCTGATGGGTCAATGTTTGTTGAGCTATCCGGCTGTGTGTCGCTACGCACCGCTTTTACATAATTTCCGTTTTCGTCATAAACAAACCACCACATTATTCATCGCCTCCTGGTAGATCGTCAATTGTGTTATAGCTGCCACTTCCATAAAGCAGTTTCCCTGAACTTAAATTATTGAGTAGTGTCACTGTACCGTTATTAGCAATCAATATTGGTGTTATCATCCCTGCTCCATCATATCGGAATGTACTAATTCCGGTGGATGCTGTAGGCCGATACCCCGGTGGAATTGTGCCAATGGCTCCGCTCATATCGCTACCTGCGCCACCGTGGATGTTGGCAGTTACGTTGTTACCAACTCTTGTTAGGATAATCTGTAATGATGCTTGTAAATCCACAACCCTTGAGTAAGTCAACAGCCGTGACTCAGGAACAACATAATCGTCGTAACCATCAACATCGCTAGCAATATCACCGTCTGAGATAAACGCAGCACCTTTAATATTTTTAAATAGAAAATCTGTCTTTTGCCATTGCGGAACCTTTGCCGTCAAAGGGTTGGTAGGGGTCGTTACATATCGATCAATTGGTACATTGACCCATGGATTGATAATCACAATCCGCTTATACGCCCACTTTGCGACAATGTAAATCTTGACGGTGTAACTTCCGTTAGTATTTTTTTTGCTAAAAATATGCAGATTAAATTTGTAGTTATTTTTGTTGCTGAAAGACCGATGAAGAAAGCTCTTAGTCCCTTCCTTAACTAATTTGCCTTGATAATCAACGGCAAGGGTTACACCAAATTTCACAATGGACGGCATGTTATCTGACGCATCATCAACGACACTGAATCCCATTTCAATCCGCTGGATTGTTCCGTCGATTCCCTTAGAAGAGTCAGCCAGATTCAACTCACAAATTTTTAACCAAGGCAATCCTTCACTAGTCGAATCTGTTAATGTCGCATAAGACTTCACATTTGAATACTGCGGATGTGGATTCCCCATTCCACCGTGGTTAGCGGGTGTTAATGCTGCATTATAATTAGTCATTGTTTACCTCCTTTAATAGGTTAGCCCACGCTTGCATCGCTACCGTGGTACTACCGTCGCCATTCTCTGGTGCTAAATTAAACGGTGATTGAGCGTGCCACCAATTGATGCCTACCACTGGTCCCATTTGACCAATGGTGTGGACGAATGCATTCATTGCCGCAGCTGGTACATCGTAGATGTCACTTGCACCACTATTACTAATTAGTTGTGCCAATCCATCAGGCTTCGGCATTACGCCCGTTTCAGTAATCCAGATTGGTTTATCATATTTTCGTGCCATTTCCATGAACAATTCTATATCTGTTGTAGCCATCTCGTTCAGTATGTCGTTACTATGATTGGTCATCATTGCTTGTGATAATTGTGCTTCGGTTGGAATGTCCGAAGATTTTTTGATTAATTTATTAACGTAATACGGGTACCAGTTAATGCCAATATAATCAAGATATGGGAACAGCGCTTGGTCATCAGTTTTAAACGGACTAGCGGCCGCTATCGTAAGTTTTAAGTTTGGATAAGCATCGCGAATATCATTAATAATGTCAGTCCATTGACCGAGATATTTAGGTCCAACCAGTAGATTTAATTCAGCTGCCAGACACAAGATAGGGATACCATTGTCATTAGCTAATTTAGCTTGGGATAATAGCACCTTCTTATAATTTTTGAAAAATAAATCAACATCATCTGGCATATAGTTGTACTTTTTGAAACCATCATTATAATTAGGGCCCAAGTGTGGCTTAATCATTGTAATTCTGTAGCCTTTACCAGTGGCATCAGTAATTGCTTTTTGCAGATCTTCCTCACTAGCTGGCGTTAAAACTGAGCCCGTTTTAGAATCGATACTAATCATATTGACCAAAGTAATTGGTGTGTTTAGCCCGCTATACAATCCGAGTATCTTAGTGTAGCGAGTAGTATCGTTTGGATTATAGGTCATAGATAGCGTTAATGCTTCTAGATAACTGTTGTCCACTCGTTCTTTCAATTTTCCGAGCTCGTCTTTCGAAGCCATCAGTGCCAACTGATCGTTAATGTCGCTCATAAATTTATCAAAATCAGCTTTGGTAAAAAGTCCATCAGCTTTAATCTTATCCTCGAGCGCTGAAAGTTGTGTCTTAATCTCGGTAATCGTCAGGTTAATACCACTAACGTCAGCATTAAGCTCAGTGATTAAATCGGCTACATCTTTCTTCCATTGTGTCATTGCGGTATCAAAGTCACCGTTAGACTTAGTAACGTAGTCTTTAAGATTGTTATATAAATCTTCGAACGGAGTTATATAATCCGATGGCACTAATCCGGAAATAACCTTATCGGCCATAACATCCAAACTGAATTCTAGAGTCGTAACACTCTTCCCGTCTTTCATTAAACGGAAAAATGCTTGCTTGTATGAGCCAGCAATCTGAAACGCTGGTGCTGGAAAATCAAATCGAAAAATACCATTTTGCGCATCAACCATTACTGAATGCTTAGCATCGATAATTCGATATAGTCCCTCTGGCAACCACCCTTCAAAAACTGGATTCACCCCGGTCAAATCAACCGGCGAACCATCACCGTGCACTACGTGAACTTCCACCTGTCGCATACTTTCTTCGTACTGGCGAGCCTGTAGCCAGTTATACTTTGAGTCATGGAAATCGATGTTAAAATTCTGCTTATCATCGACCAGATTTCGCCGATCCTTGTCGATGTTAAATGTCATAACTTCCATTAATCAATCACTCCCCGCTGTTTTAATATTTGAGTTACTACAATCTCGATGGATTCCACGTCGGTCCCCAACAGGATGCGATTGATTCGCTCTTTCAAATTTTTGTTATTTTCTGTAATCATGTCACGCAATTCTTTAAGCATACTTTCTAAATCTTCCTTGCGGACAAAATCACTTGTGTCATTAGAATCTAACCGATTAATGATTTTATTGATTGCTTCTTGGGTATTTGTAAAGTTATCAATCAAATCATCCCTAAAATCTCTTCCTAAACCCGGGCTCAAATCATCCGTTTTTAATTTAAAATCCATCTATGAGCCTCCTTTTGCTTTAGCACTTAGTTTTCCATCATCATCAACCGAAACTACAAAAATAGAGCCATTCGGTGACTTTAATTCCAGTTCACTCAAAGGCTCTTCCTTCAATTTATTTAGTTTTTTCTTGTCGCTGCTACTCATCAATCCATCCGCAGTTTCAGTAGCAGGATCATATTTGACAACCTTACCATCAACAACTTTATCCAACCCTTTTACCGCATCTGCCGAGGTGGCTGGATAATAAGATTCTCCTTTAACCAAATCCAAATCCGGATAATCAGCACGCGCTTTTAACTGTATAATTTTAGTACTCACTTTCACCGATCACCTCTCCGTAAACGCTGGAACTGTAAGCTCTGCTAGCCATGCTAGTAGCATTATTAATTTCTTTAACGCTATTCTTCTGATTTCTAATCACTTTGGCTAAGCTGCTATTATTCCGTTTTTGATAATCAAGAATTGTCCGTGCGCTGTTGTTCAACGTGATTGAATTAGGCTGTGTTTTACTAAACGGGTACCAAGTATAGCCAACTACCTCAACATTTGTAACAAAAGTCATTGGTCGCACTTCCAGCCGCATAACCTCACCAGCAGTTGGCTTCGCATTAACCTCGCTTGTGATTGTGATCGACAAGCTAGGCTCTGCTGTCATTTGTGATAACACGTATTTCTCCATTGCCGCCTTGTCCGTAAACCGATCATCCGAAACGTCCTCGCCAGGATGTAATCCCCACTTATTAACAGAATCCTGATTAGTAACTAGAAATGGATCAAAGTAGTACGCTGGTTTATCTGAATCCCCTCCGTCCTTCTCTTTTCCAATGGCCATTACCTGATTAACAATTTCAGTCGAGTCACTCTCTAGTTGCACATCGCTAGTGTCGTGTAAATAGTCAATCCGGCCACCTAAATACTTGCGGAAGCTTTCAATTTCATAAACACGAATTACTTTTCTAGTTGGGTAAATTACTGCATTCGGCCATGTATCAATAATCTTACTCAATCCATCTTTGGCGCTACCACCACCCAAATCAGTAATCTGTTGCTTATCAAAATTACCGTGGACCTCCCATGTAAATCCTAACTGATTACCCTTCAAATAGTAACTTAGTACATCATCGACACTGTACGTCTTAGTACCTGTGTTTGCATTACGTTGCCGGATTCGAACAAGTTCGTTGTATACATGAGTAGCTGTAATTTGCTTAGTAATAAAGCCCTCTTGAGCTTCGACCGAAGATTGCTTAATGATGTATTCTTCACCGTCAAAAAATACGCTTGCTTCCGTATCCAGCATCTCAAAGGCTAGTGCGTTATCAGCTAAATAAGCCGTAAACGCTAGCTGATAGGTATTGTTCTTTTCCCAAGTGGCTTGCACAGAGTCAGCCATAAAGGTTGTTAGCGGCTCTACATTGGTGCTATGTAGACCCCTAACTAAAATCACCCTGTTACCCAAGATAAATAAATGGGAAGCTAAATGTGACAGTAAAATCAGTTGCACCAGTAACTGATATGTCATTCCAGCCTGTAGCAAGTGTTAGGTTACCATAATCAGTATTAACGCTTGCAGGTTCTCCATTTAACGTAGTCGATAGCTGGTTCAAAACAATATTATCAGCCTTTTTGGCTGGCTTGTTATAAGACCAAGACGTGTTAGTCGTCTTATTGGTAATCGTTATAGACTGCCCTTCAAAATTTAACTTAATCACTAAATCATGATTCTGGTAGTATGGATCAATTTTAATATCAGAAGCATTATAGATTTTAAAAGTCGGCTCACTATGCGTATAAACCAAATCCTCCGAAGGCAAGTTCATCCCGAACTGCCAGCCATCCTCGTCGAACGTATATAAGCTATCCGAGCGCAATAAGGAGTACTTATATCCACTAGGGTTTTCAAAAGGGATAGTAAATACTGCCGTATTACTGCCTTCTTCAATCGGAGTAACATCAAAAGTGGCGGGGACCACATATTTAACAATTGCAGGTTCGGCATCCGTCCTAATCCTCATAACTTCCCTTTGACTAAACAATTTATAAATTTCATGCTTGGCTAATTTAAAGTCATACCAATTGCCAAAACGCAGCCCAAACTTAGCATTGATTACATTCTTATCGTAACTAAGGGATTGTAATATTTGCCCGTCCTTACTAACGTTTTGTTGATAAGTTGAAGCAATGGTTGGCGATTCGTCATCTCCTAGATATATCAGCCCTTTAATGGCTTTTGATACATCTACTTCATCCGAACTCTCCGTTTTCAAATATAATTTAGGAACCACGAAACCCCTCCTTTACAGTGATTGATAATCAGATATGATTTGGTCTAGGCTCTCTGTTCTATATAAATGACGTTTATCAAAAGCGGTCTGTTTTGTAGTCGTGATTTGTTCTTTAAGCAGCATAATCATCTTAGCCATCATGTTACTCATTGCATCTATCCGGTCATATAACTTTTTATCACTTACACGACTTGCATCATTAGGCTGAGATTCTGCTAACTTTTCCGGATCGGTTTTAGCTAAACGAATCGCTGTCTCGCCTAACAATTGCTTAGCTCTGTCCGACCGAGTTACACTTAACGGAATAGCCATTTCAGGTCCTGCTTCACCAAAGATAGATGGAGTATTAGCAATTCCGCCATTAGCGTAACCATGTCCTTGTCCAAGGAAGCTTAATGATGGTCCATACCGGTGCTTAGCATAATTTAATCCAGCGTAAATAGAATCATATCCATTATCCCATTTACCACCTTTTCGTCCATAAGCTCTAAAAGTACCTGGCTTAACTTGCATTAATCCCATGGCACGTCCATCAGATAAACCATCAGTCCCACCAATTGCATTGGGATTACCACCAGATTCAGTGTTGATTTGTCTTAAGACGCGGGCAACCATGCTTGCACTGGTAGATAGTCCTAGCGCTTTGAGAGCCTTAATAACATACGGCTTCCACCGCTTAACTCCTGCGCCTCCAGGATTTGCTCCGCCACCTGCATCGCCGCTGTCGCCAAACATAGATGATAATTTAGCAATCATCTTCCAGAATCCTGAACCAACTTGGCTTTTAATAAGCTTTTGGAGTGAAGAGTTTGCCTTGACATCCGAACCTTTTCCAGAAGATGAGCCTTTCATTTTCATAAGATCGTACCAACCTTTGGTACTCATCCCGTTATTATTGAAAGGATAGTTTTTAGAGACCCCAATATGAACATGTGGGCCAGTTCCTAAACCAGAACGTCCTAATTTTGCTATAGGATCACCAGTTTTAACTACATCACCTTGAGATACTTTAGCATCTCCAGCGTGTCCAAATTCTTGATAAATAACATATACACCGTCATTATCTTTGGTCACAATGTTATAGCCAATCGCTCCCCAGCCTGACGGTGGCCCGCCTGCTCTAACCACCTTGCCGCCGTGGACAGCTCGGATTAACGTGCCAATAGGACCGGAATAATCATTACCATCGTGGACACCTCCGCTTCTTGGCGAACCGAAGCTATCAGTGTGCATCATTTTAGTAGATGGAGTGTGTGCCCAGCTTCCGCCAAAAGCACCACCACCATTTAAATCAGCCATGGACCAAAGTGTTTTCCACCAATCGGTAGCTTGATTTTTAACAAAATTGTAGCCACCTTTTACCATGGTTGGAAAGAATCCCTTAGCGCCTTTGTTAGAGAATGGCATTAGGCCTTCTAACGCTTTAATTGGGTGAGCAATAATCTTTGTACCAGCGGTCCACAAATCTTTGAGCTTTTTTCCGACGTTGGATACAAAACCAGTAACTCCATTCCAAAGTCCGCCGAAGAAATCGCCAATGCCACCTTTAGCAAACTTTGTCAGTCCGAGCATTGGAGCAAGTGTGGCTGAATCAGTAGCGTTTGCCACTTCATCGCCAGGGAATAACACGGTTTGAGCATTCTTTTCCTTTAAATATTCAACGTTTCCAGTCGCTTTTCGGAAAATTAACTCTGGATTCTTAGCACCCGGTTCATCGTTAACGATAGCCGGTGTAATCTGTGTGATGGCACGCCTAAAGCTTGTTGACTGTAACGAACCAGTCCCGGTTGCGAATTTAACCTTACTTAATGGTTTAATAGTTTCTTTCTTACCGCCAAATAAGTGGATTACATTATTAATCCCACTAACACCGGTATTAATTACGCCAAAGATTGCATTAATACCACTTGCAGCTAATCTCTTCATCTCGTCCCACATACTGGAGAACACTCCAGTCGTTGCTTTAGATATGTCGTGCCAAACATTGCCGAAAAATTTCTTGAAACTGTTTAAGGATTTACTGATAGCATTTGTCCAGCCGGTCCAAGTCTTATGCATAGCTTTAGTTGTGCCACTAAACACGTCACTTATGTTGCCCCAGAAACCATGCCAAACTTTAGAAAACCATTTTGAAATACCATTCCAAACTTTTTTTAGTGATTTAGTCCAATCGTTAAATGTCTTAGCAATTTTCTTAAAAATCCAATTGAAGAAGTCGTGAATTGCATTCCAAAACTTGTTCCAATTCTTTTTAAACGCTTTGCTAAAAGAATTCCAAACTTTAGAAAGTCTGTTAGTAAATTCCTTCCACAGTTTTCCCATGGCACTAAGAGTTTTAGAAAGAAATTTAGAAATTGGCTTCCAAACAGTTGGAAAAGCTTTAGATAAAGCTTTTCCAACTGTTTTGAAAATCTTAACCCAACCATTAATAGATCGACGAATTATTTCGCCAATTGCAGAAAGTGTCTTTTTAGCGTATTTAGAAATTGGTTCCCAAATTGCCATAAAGGCTTGGGAGACTGCTTTCCCCATCTTTTTAATGGGCTTAGCAATTATCTGAATCCCTTTATTCATTGTTTTCACAATCGGGCCAAAGATAATCATTGCTAGACCAACCGGGAATGCAATTGCATAAACTAGAACTTTACCCAGTCCTTTGAAGAAACCCTTAACTTTCTTTACAAAGGCGTTAAAGCCTTTTTCAAACGCCTTTGAGAATCCTTTCCACCACTTGGAAATTCCTTTGCCAACATCGCCAAACCAATCAGAAATATCTCCTATTTTTTTACTAAAGGCCTTTCTGATTGAGGAAGCACCGCTAGATGCTTTCTTGCTTGCACCTTCCCAAGCTTTACCAATACCTGATCCAATGCCACCCCAGAACTTGTTCCAAGATTTGCCAAAATCACTAAAGAATTTTCCCATGCTTTTAAGGGCACCTGAGGTAAATTTACTAATTGCCTTGCCCCAACCATTAACCATGTCACGGAACTTTTTATTGTGTTTGTACAGCTCAAATAGGCCAACACCGATAGCAGTGATTGCAACGGCAATTGCAGCAAAAGGATTCCCCATCATAGCTATTGTTAACTTAACGAACCCATCTTTTACTAGATTTAATCCTTTTCCTAAAAGTTGTAACGGAGTATAAGATTTCTTCAGTAATCCCATGGCTTCACCAACTTTAGTTATGGCCGACGCAAAGCCTAAAGCTTTTGAAGTAATAAAAACACCCGCCAAAACTTTGCCGAGTGTTTGTAATCCTGATTTATGTTTTGATAGTTCGCCTAAAGAGTCTGATAATCCTCTAATCTTTTTGTTGTGGCCAGTCATTTTAGCCAATGGTGTAGCTACGCTATTGAGCGCACTAGCAAGACCTTTAAAGAATCCTGCCCCAATGCTTCCAATAATTTTAACTGAGTTCCACAGGCCCTTGAAAAATCCTACAATTTGGTTCGCATGACTAGCGATTGTTTTAGATAACGAAGTGATGCCAGAGGACATCCCCTTCACTATCTTTTCTCCCGTGTTGTTAGTTGGTTTAAAATCTAGAGCCTTCGCAAATGCTTTTGAAACCGTGCTAAATCCTTTAGAAGCAACTCCACCAAGTTTAGCGAATTCTTTTTCAGTATTCTTATCCGAAACCCATTTAGAAACCGCACCCATCAGCGGATTTTTGGCATTTAAAAAAGGACCCGTGAACGCATTTAATAATGCCGGGACCCTTGCGGTGATGGTACGTTTCATACCGTCAAAAGTTTTACCAAAGTTTTCAGTGGCACCACTGTATTCTTTTTGCATGTTATCCAGAACTTTTTTCATGGTGTCCGAACTAATCTTACCAGCAGACATCATGTCATTCATTTGCTTCATGGATAACTTACTATTACCTGTTATCTTCTGTTCAGTTTTTAATAGCTCAGTTCTAATTTTAGGGAAAACATTAACGAACGACATCATATCCTGAGCGGAAACTTTGCCGTTCGCCATCATTTGACTCCATTGCGTGCTGAAGTTTTTAACAGCGTCGTCAGATTGCCCGAAGGCGTCTTGGAGAGTTAATACATCTTTGGTTAGATCTCTTGTAGTTTTCGAAGAATTACTAATCGCATAAAATTTCTGATTCAGATCGTTAACCATATCCGTCGAGTTGGCAAATGATGCAGCCATCTCGTTGGTCATGTTAACCATCTTTTTGCCTTCTTTGGCGTTGCCAGTCAAAGTAAGCCAAGAGGCGTTCATAGTTTGTTGAGCTTTGGCATATTCCATCGCCGAATCCCAAGCTTCATGCAATTTTAACGAAATCGCCCCAATTGAGTTAGTAAATGCGTTGCTTACGATATTTGCAGCAAACACACTTTTAAAAATAGAGTGAGTTTTTCTACCTTCCCTATTTAAGCCGCTAAAACGCTCTTTTATTCGGTTAATCGGACTAGGATTTAATCTTTCGAGTTGTTCGTCATATTTGGAAACTGATTTTCTGGACTCATTTAAAGAAGTTTTTAGCTTTTCAATCGCAATTCGTTGCTTATTAATGGCAGTCTCGCTACCGCCACTTCTTTCCATGCTTTTGAGCAGATATTCTTCTTTTTTAAGTGCGCTGACTGTGTCATTAATAGATTTTCGGGCATTTTCACGCTTCTCTTTAAGCGCTTGTTCATGTTTACCTTCTGATTCCAAACGCGCTACAAAAGCTTCTGATAAAGCATTACGGCGCTTCATTGCGGCACTTAAATCGTTAATCCCACTCTTTTCACGCCTTAAATTTTCACCAGCTCGTTTTTGCTGTGCTTCCATTGACTGGAGTTGTTTACTAGCGTTCTGGAGGTCACTTTGGTATTTAACCCATTGTTTAGCTCCAGATTGAGTCGTTTGGTCAAGATCCTTCATCTTGTCCTTGATAGTCTCAATCTTTTTTTGCTGAATTTCGATAGCATCGCTTAACCCTTTGTATCTTGATTCAGAAGCTTTTAGATAGTCTCCTGCAGATTTAGCTTGGGCTTCTTGAGCTTTCCAAGCGTTTGTTGAGGCTCTAACAGCTTGAGCTAGGGTATTAATACCTTTAGAAGCTTTTAGTGTATCTAGTGCAATACTTGTACTCATCACACTATCAATCTTACTTGCCATTTGTTATTCACCTCCTTCCTGCACGTTTTGCTTGTATATCTCCATCGGGTCAGCCATTTGCTCTTCTGGCTTTTTGGCGTTAACTACTTCCATTAGGCGATAAAAGTTTTGTTCATCTAAATCTTTTGGCAGAATCCCAAACTCCTGTAAGCATCGCTTATAAAAATAGTGCATATTTTCGATTTCACGTTCTTTCTCGAAAATCTCTATTCTGATTTTTCGGAGTCGCTCTTTTCTTCTAAAGGGTCTTGATTTTCTTTAGCAATTTTCTTTTGTTCTTCCTTCACTTTTTCAATATCTTCATCCGTGGCACCTTGGAAACGCAAAATAATTTCAGAAACGACATCTGCTAAATCGTCAAAAGATAAATCTTCTTCAATTTGTTTCACCTTTTTGTCATCGAGCTTCAAAATGGTTTTAATAAAATCTATAACTTGTTTGGTGAGCTTCAATTGTGATTCGATTTCTTCGACCATGGTCATTTCGTCGCTTGTGTCATCTTGCATTTTTAGTAATGCTAATTGAGTTTCCATTATCAAATTTTGATTGTGGATATTTTCTTTAACTTTTACAGCTTTCTTCATACCTAAGCTTTTAATTTTCATTTGCATGTCGAATCTCTCCTTAAAAATACCCGCCCCGTCATTTTGACCTGTACTGTGAATTTATCGGCGAGTAATGTTTGTTTTTAATCAGCTTTAACAAGTGCCCCATCTTTAGTTGGAGTAGTCGTTACCCCAGATGGGGCTACGATTTTGGGTCTGTGTAACCTGCGAACACTTGATTTTTCATCTTTAATTCATCCCAGCCTTCGGAAACATCTGAATAGAAAGCTACGGGCTTATCACCAAACTCTTTAGTCGCTAACGCTTGGTAAGTAAGTGCGTCAGTGGCCATTGTGTCAGCATTAGTATCAGTGCCAACGTTGGCTGATGCTTGAGTAAGAATTCCGTTACCAAATCCATAAAATACTCGGTGCATCCGATCAATAGATTGTGTTTCAATCAGAACAGCAACTGATGGACGCTCCCCACTATCCATCCAACCTCCGGTAGTAGGATCTTGTTTCCGTCCAACCAGCTTTTGTAAGACTTCGAATGGAAGTTTATTGAAATCTAACGCAATTTGAGGATCACCTTTTGGAGTCGAAACAAACACTCCAACATTGTTACCATATTGAATTTGCCCGGTTCCTTGGAGATTGGTAATATTTGCTGTTTTTGTACCCCACATCTGAGTAGTAATAGGCAATAATCCGTCTTCAGAAAGACCATTTTCGCCTTTAATTAGCATCCCTGTATCTGGATCTTTAATTCCGAGTGTTACTAGTTTTAAACCTACTGTAGCCATATTCGCTACCTCCTATAAATTATAAATTTTAGTAAAATAAAAGACCTTGACGATTTGCTTAGTGTCAGGGTCTGTGAATGTTTCTTTTGAGTCGTATACTTTCCAGCCATTTTTAATTAACAGCTGCATAGTTTTAATATCTATTTGTGAAATTGAGTCAACAAAATCTAATTTGAAAAAGATTTGAAGTTCTACTCCATTTTCCACCGAGTTGAATACATTATTTCCGTACTCCCTTGGATTCTCTCTAAATGGAGTTATCAGTGCAATGGTTTTTCCAGTTTCCTTTTGAACATCTCGCGGTAGATACCGTACATAGATTTCATCTAACCAGTCAAAATTAGCTTCATCAATTATTTTCTTGACTTCTAAAATTGGATTATCCACTATCACACTTCCTTTTGCTTTTTCAAGACTTTTTGGTATTCCTCATGTTCAGCTTTTAAGACTTTATCTATGACTTTGGGACGCAAATTAGTAATGAAGTGATCACCAACGTAAAACTTAGTTCCATCATTCAATCTGCGTGCGTTAGTAGCATGATAATGGTCAAACCCAACAATGCTGGTCCCGTCCTTAATGCCGTCGATATTAGTATTCTTGAATACAACGCTATCCGCCATGTGACCGTATACTTTATCGTCATGATGAGAGTAATGTTTACTCCTTGTTTCAGCTTCCAATTCCTTTTTAAAAACTTTTGCTCCGGCCTTAGTTATCCTTGCTTTATCAGCCACACTCATGTTGGTAGAAATTGACTTAACTTGCTTCAACCATTTTTCCATGAAATCTTCATATTCCATTAGCCACTCCCAACCTTCTTTATTTTCCGTAAAGTGATAATGTCGTAAGTCATTAACTGGTTGCTTTCGTCATCACTAACCGCAACAATGTCATACAACTCACCGCGATACTTAGCGACATAACCATCATTAACTTTAGGATTATGTCGAATCACTACCAGTGTCGTATCTTCTAGTTCAGTTTTCATTATCTGGTATTGTTGAGTTAATGTGCGAGTCCTTGGAGCGCACCATAGCGTCAATTCAGGCAAAAACTGAGGAGAATAAAAATTACCCGATTTATCTAAAACGTCTTTTGTTGTACCAATTTGAATTCTTCGATTTAAATCAGATGGTTTAAGTTTCATTGTTGCCATCATCACTACCTCTCTTCATGTCCATAGCAACCCTAGTTGATAAGTGAACAATTGCCATCTGAAATCCCTTAGATGTTCCATTCGTCAACTCACGGTCGTAATACATCGACGTAGCTAGGTTTTTGGTAGCTAAGTCAAACAATTTTGGATACTTCGTTTCAAGTTGTTCAGTTGTTAGATCATCAGTTACGCTATGAGTAACAATTTCCTTAGCAGAATCAATTAAACCTTGAACTGTTTTAGTTTCTATGTCGTCTGTATCAATATGGAGTTCGTTCATCAAATCGGAAGCTGTAACTGCCATTTGCAATCACCTTCTTTATTCAGCATTTGTAACTGTAACGGCACATTTATCTGTAAAACCACCATCGGCAGTAGTTGCTGTAATATCTGCTGAACCTTCCGCTACAGCTGTTACTGTGCCGTTTTCTGCAACAGTCGCAACCTTTTCATCTGACGACTTATAAGTGACTGCCTTGTTTGTTGCGCCATCTGGCACTACAGTTGCCGTAATTGTTTCTGTGTCTCCAACTTTCATTGAAGCCATTTTTTGTGAAAGTGTAATTCCAGTAACTGGTACAGTTGCAGTCAACACTGTAAATGCTGGAACATCTACTTTGTCAGACGTATTTGCTCCATCTGTGTAAGCAAGCTGATAATCACCAGCAGCAACTTGCTTACCACCTTCTAAACCAGTGATTTCTACTTGTTTGGTGCCAACGCCACCAGTGGCAACCTTAGCACCAGACTTATCGTAAACCACTAGCGATTGTTTACTTCTATCTGCCATTATTCAATCCTTCTCCCTTATCAATCTGCGCTTAGTAAAGCCCCTGTTTCAGTAGGGACGACGTTAGCCCTACTAGGGGCGTCTATTTTGACGGTTCACCAGCGCCAACTGTAACAAAGTATCCAGCATCTGAATCAGCAACTTCGACATCAAAACGCATTGCTAGTCCGAGATATTGACCGTAGATTTCATTTTTAACCCAGCTAATTTGTGTATCCACACGGTTAACATAAAGAATTGCACGCTTTAAATCGCCAACCCAGATATGAGCTTCTCCAACCTTACCTAGTAATTCGTCGTTAACTACAACTACTGGTTTACCAAATAAAGTTAAACCAGAAGCTGCTGTAATGCTTTCTTGTAGTAAGTAACGTCCTTCTTTATCCTTCAATGTATCTAAAACTTGGTATGCCGATTGTGAAACGACAATAGTTTTATCGTAAGCAGGGTCTAAATCAACATTAAGAACGTGTTTTAAGTCATCTGCTACTGTGTCAGCGGTTGAAGCTTTAGCGTTAAACGTAACTAACTTAGCACTAATAGCCTTGTTAAGAGTATTTAAACGTTGTTCACTAGCGTTCTTTTGAATAATTGGCATTAAAGGAACTTGTGTATCTTGGATTGACTCTTCTGAAATTGGAATAGCTCCACGATAAGTAGAAATTTTCCAAGTAACATTTTCGAATTCTGGTTTAGCTAAGGCTGGATTTTCTTCCAGTTCTGCCACTGAATTCATTACCGCAGTAGCACGTTTCAAGATTGGGTAAGTACCAGATGCAGTAGTAGCAGGAGTCTTAGTTACCAGTGCTGATAAGTCAGCAACCGAGTTAACTTCTGCTTCTGGATTGTAGATGATTTCTTCTGGGATCATTGGCCCAATATCACCAGATACTAAACCAGCATCTCGAACAGTACCGTGAGAACGAATGTAGTTTTCAATCGAACGTGTACGGTTTTCTTTCTTTTCTTCTTTTTGCTTTGCAGTTAAGTTTGTAGCCATTGTTTTACCACCTTTTTTTTCATTTTGTTTTTTTGCATTAAGTTCATCCTCGGCGACATAGTCATCGTCTGAGTTATCATCAATGTCTTCATCGTCCCGCTTATCTTCATCATCAGGAACCGTATCAGGATCTTCTTTAGATTTTGCAGGAGTAGAGGTGTTTTTACCCTCATCGCCTTCTGACGTTCCTGTAGGCTTGTCATCAGGTGTACCATCGCCTTCATCTAAACTTTCTAAAGCTTCTAGCTTAGTATTGATATCTTGAATTTCCTTCTTAAGCTCTTGCACCTGTTTCATTTTGTCTTCAACGTCTTCAGTAGAACTATTTTCTTTGCTAATTAAGTCCCGTGTGTCAGCAATTAACGTTTTAAGTTGTGCGAGTTTATCGCGTTTTTCTTCTTGCAGTTTTGTTTTCAATTAGTAAACCTCCATCTCAATTAAATCTAAAAAGAGACGCGCCTTTTCTCGGCGTGTCTCTTCATTAACTTTCTTTAATCCACGACTAACAGTAACGCTAGTCTCTGTGTAAGCGGGTAATGGTGTAATGCTTATCTCGGTCAGTTCTCCAATTTGTAAAATAGTATGAATTAATTGACCGTCGCCATCACGTTTCCAGCTATCATCCGCAATCGTAAAACCAAAGGAGCATCCCTCTAGGTTCCCGTTTTTGATGTTGGTATAAACATCTCTTCCTAGAGTTGTGTCTGGAATATCCAGCGTAAATTTAAGTCCGTAATCATCAACCTTCAAAACTAGAGTACCAGCCGATACTCTACCTAAAACGTTGGATAAATCGTGACTATAAAGGGCTAATACATTACTCATATCAACGCCATCAAACATGTTGGGGTCACAATATTCAATAAAGCCTAAGTCTTCGCTTGGTTGATTAAACACACAAGCGTAACCAGTAACCTGTCCAATAGCAGATGTACTATCATCATTGCTTAAGTCCCGTAAGTGCCAATCTTTATTTAAAACACTTCGAACATCATTTTTCGAAGTCATCATCTATCACCCCCTTTCGTTGAAGTAGGGCGATTACTTGTTCACCACTCAAAACAGGAGCTTTCCCACTCGCAAACTTAGCTATCATATCCGCATATTTAGCTCCTGTAGGGTCTACAATAGGGTCTAGGTCTGTTTTAACAGGAACCTTAAACTTCTGTTCTAACTCGCTTACAAACGGTTTAATGTAACGATTAAAGCTACTAATAAACATGCTTGCAGACTGATCTAATGAACTTTGTTGGTCACCTTGACCATTTAAATAATTTTCAGGAATTCCAAATACTTTACTAACTTGTACTCTAGTCCAGTCTACGTTGTTCAGGTATTCGGCTGTCTTAGCGTCAATCGTTGGCATAGCTTCAACGGTAGCCGATTGGTCTAATACAACTGGCTTGCCTTGATTTGCTCCAGAATACTGTTCTTGAAAGCTATCTCTAATAGTTTCTTTAGTTTTTTTACTCAATTGAGCTTCCGGTATTGAAATAGCTAGACTAGGTGCAATGAAGTTTTTAAGCGTATTAATTGATAATCTACTAGATAGAGATTGAAAAGATAGTTCATTAATTAGTGCCTGTAGTGGTGAGGTTCCAACGTATTGGTATAGTGGATTACCGGTAACAAAGATGCGAAAATGTAACATATCGTCGGATCTAATAACTTCACTATCACGTTCATCGTTGTAAGATACCTGATAGGTTAAATCACCATTGTTATCACCAAGGATAACTTGAACATTCGCGTATGGAATTTCTTCAAGTTCTACCGGTATCCCTTTTTTTCTACGAATTGCTACATACGCATTACCAGTAAGCAGCATTTGATTAATAACTGACGTCCAAAAACCATAAGAATTAATTTTGTCATTTGGATGGTTAAAAACACCTTTAAAAGGCTCGTCCATCACATAATTAATGCTCGCTAATTGAGAACTAATTAAACTGATAACTGAAAAGATATCAGAGTTATTAATAGCCGTATCAGCGTTCACAACTGGTTCAGGTATAATTGCATTGCCCGTAACTGTAAACGGCATATAACCGCTTGGTAAGCTTTGTGAGCGAGTGTTTAAACGAGGAAATGGATTAATTGCCATACATTACTCACCTCCCTTCCTGCTTGCTGTAATCCAACTAAGGTAGATTAGAGATAAGCCTAGGACTATTAATCCAACATATTTGCAAAATAAAAACCCTGCTACAGTAAACGTAGTCAGAGCCATAATCATTAATATTAAACTGATGTTTGCTAGTATTAATTGTCCGAACCATCTAATTCGTTTCAATTTTCCACCTCCTAAAAACTAAAGTCGTTCATAAAGTAATCGTTAATTTCATCTGTTGTTTTATTGTCCCAAATTGATTTAGTTTTAATATTTGAAACGCCGTCAAAGTAATACATCCCTTCATAAAAGGCATCAATTAGGGCATCTACTGCGTCAATCTTACTTGTACGCTTATCTTTATTAATCTTGATACCATTATTTTCTTCAAATAATAATGCATTTTTAAGAGAATACTGTAGAATTCCATCGTCTAACATTGTAATGCGCTCTTGATGTAATTCATCTCGGAAAAACCGAGTTGGTTCGTTAAGGCTTTTTACTCCTTGATGGACTGGAATGCAAACCCAGTCCGTATTTTCAATAAGTCTTTTAGTCATTGACGTTTCGTGGTAATAGTCATAACAGAATGCTTTTACTTGAAGATTATGTGTCTCAACGTAATCTAGTAACCAGTTGCATACCTCATCATCTTCAACGATTCCATATTGATTTTCAGTAATCTTTCCGAATCCTTTTTCAACTTCTGCACGGTAGTTAATCCCGTCTTGGTGCTCTTTTAAATTAATATCATTATTTGAGTTGCGTAGCGGGATAAAAGAAAATTGTTGGACGTGAAATTTATTTATACCGCCATCCTCGTAGGGATAAACAAATGCGATTGCATTATCATCACTAAATTGTCCCTTATCATAACCGATATAAACTATCCTATTATCAATTTCGAATTTTGGAATGATGGCTTTCTCTAAATCTGCCAATTCAACATAAGAGTTAGCCTTAATTTGCAACCAATTGTTTAAGTTACGATTTTGAAACTCATTAGCAATTCCAGAAGCTATGTGAGCATCTTTATCACTAATCATGCGTTTTAGGATAGCACCGTCTTTATCTAGCTCTAACAAAGGATTGCTCTTAATCCAAGTTTCAGGTTGGTTAATCTCATCCAAATTGTCTTGTTGCCAGACCAAACATAGGTAATTGTCTTCATCACGGGAATAGTCTTTCTTCATAACGTCTTTTAAACGTATCTGGTCTTTATAGAACAATGTTTCTGTATTTTCATAAGACGTGGATATCATTAATAGTTGAGCATTAGGTAAGTGAGATTGCCCTTGAGTGATTTTACCGATGTTAGGTTTGTGAGCGTAGCCCCCATCTCCTGCTTCATCAACAACTGCCAAGCGGAAATGGTAACTATCAAATTGTCCAGACTCATTAGATAGCTGAACAACTTTGTTGCCAATCGCAGATTTAATACCCTGTTCGCCAATATAAGTATCAGTGTCATTGAAAATTTCTTGTATATCTTCCTCAGTATCTCTTAGAATTCTCCCAGACGTTAGCACATAAGCCCACGGCTTTTTCATCTGCGCACCGGTAGGCATTGTGTAACCAATATCTTGATTGGATAATCCAGCACATTCGATTAAGTAGGTGTACCACAACATAATGCTAGCAATATAAGATTTACCATTAGCACGCGCGACTGATACAATTATACGACTATAGCGGAAGTTATCGTTATCTTTGTATACCCAAGCTTTACTCATACATAAAATTGCTTTTTGCCATAGCATTAAGGGCATGGGCTTACCGTGCGCTGGTTCAGGGAAGATAGAAGCGAATCCCAATATACTACGGCACCGTTCTAAGTCGTAACGATAAGGGAAGTTTTCATCTGGATCTTCAGCTCGCCTTAAATCCTGTAAATGTCTAAAACAAGCCAACTTCATCATTTCACCAGAAACAATCTTGTTAGTAACTACTAACCAAGCATAAACAGTTGCCGGATCACGGTACTTCTCTAATATAGCTGTAAAATCTATCTTTTTAACCGCCTCGGATACACTAACCTCTCCTTTGGTCAAATCTACCTTATCAATCATTAGAAGTCACCAGCTCCCTCTTTAAGCTTCTCAGCAAGTGTCTTCTTATCTTTCTTTTTCGGCTGAACCAATTGAAGTAATTCCGACCGACTTTTTGGCGATAATCCTAATTCAGAACCGGTTTTAATTAAACTTTTAAGCGCTGAGTCATATACTTGTACCATTGGATTCTTTTTCCATCCCACAAAATCTTTGCCAATAATTTTTCCTTCTGCATTCTGCAATGATTTATAAATAGGTGTGACTTCACCGTTTTTTTGAATATGCTTATAAGCATTTCGATAAATTTCATACTGTGTGGCGTAAAATTCTACTAAGGAAGCGTCCATTCGTTGGACTTTCCCTTCACTTTCTAAAAAAGGTACGACTTTGCGCCATACGGCTTTTGCTTCGGTTCCTAGATACTTTGGTGGATCACTAGACAAATGCCCGCCGTTCCGGTCTTTATACGGCTTCTGTGGCAAAATAATATCACTCCTTTCTTTTGGGTACCCCCCCTACCTTAAAAATTTCAAAATTGGTAAATTTTGAGAGAACTTTATTGCGTTTCGCTCTTTATCAGAAAGACTATGGGGCGGGGGTTTGTTTAACTTTTTAATTTAATTTTCTGTTGAAAATATTTTTATATTTTATTTTTACCGTTTTGTTCTTTAAACTTTTTTATTACTTCACCTAGTAATTTATCAATCTTCTTCGTTTTCATCACTCTGCCCTCCTGACCAATCAATTGTTAACGAGTAAGTTGGATAACTAACTACTCCTGTATTCAAGTCTCCATCTTCTTCGTAGTCAACGTTAAATCCATTACTAACAAGATAGTCTATTAATCCAATTAGCATTGAACCTTGAATCTCATGTTCTCTAATCCTGGTTACTCCCGAATTAGAAGCTTCTTCGATATCTTGTTTAACAATCTCAATAAACTTTTCTGCAGTCTTGCTCGACTTGTTCCTCGCTAACGTCAATGCTTCTTCTGAATTCATAGCTTCTCCTTAATTACTTTTATCCACCAATCCTTACTAACATGTCTTAACTGGTTAGGTTTCATACTCTGTTCCAACTTAGTCTTGATGTTATGTTCCTTACGAGATAGTAACCATAGATTACTCATCTCATATCTATCATCACCACTTAGTAACCTTAAAGGGATGATATGATCTACAATAATATCCTTATCATTTAATATCCCTGCACTAACTCCAGATACATACATGTCTCTAGCAACTATATAGTTACGTGTGTCAGTCCATCGCTTAGAATGGTAGAAACCGTTGGCTTCTTTATCTCGTTTATACTGGTTGTAAAACTTATCTCGCTTGCTATCTTCTGGTGTCCTTATCTTGTTGATCGTATGCTTCCTGCAATACTTTACTTCAAACGGCAACAACTCATGACAACCGATATGATAGCAATGATGCATTTTAATTCCTGCCATATTAATTACCTCCATAATAAAAAGCCACACAACGATTAAGTTATGTGACTGGAACACATTACTTCATTTAAGTAGTTTTATCATCTAAAAATGGACACCAAGGCTACCTACACCAGTAGAGTACCACTTATATCCCCCAGATCGCGATAGTCGCATTAATTCTCGGATTCTTTCTGCATTTTCATCACCCAAATGGTTTTTTCCGCTGATTGTCCACATTGTAATTTCATTTACAGTTTTAGCAGCAATCACTTGAGCAGGCTCATTATTTTTATTTTTTAAATGTGTAGCCGCAGTATATAATACTTTCAAAATATGCTCATCGACCGGTTCATTGAGCAAATCATTATACATCGCATCAACAATATTAAACACTTGATCTCTTAATGCTTTAGATTCTTTCATAAATTCTCCCCCCTTAGGAAGGGTTGTACCATAAAATCGTAACCCCGTAAATGACTTTAAGGGTTGCATGTCGCGAGATAAGACAGCAAGGAATCGAACCTTGTAACAAACGTAACATGCCTTTCCTGATTGAATTTGTTGAAACGGAAGTTTGTCGAACCATCTGCCCTACATCTTTCGATACTACCAATATACAACCTTTTGCGGTCGCTATGTGTCCGCTAATTGGTCGCTAAGTGTTCGCTTTTGAACACTCGCAAATCGTCAACGTCTGCAAACGCCCACGCAAACTGTAGAAACGATTCATTTAGCAGCTCTTGCGCCCTAGTTTTTCCATAGCCTGTTACCTCATATATTTCTAGCCACGTTAACTCTTTAAAACAGCGTAGTTCTAAAATCTTGCGATGTCGCCAATCCAAGCCACCACACGCCGTTATTATTTTGTGTAACACGTTCTTAGCATAGATATGCAAGGTGGATTTAGTTTCCGATCCATTATCCGTGCCATAAACTACTGGCATGCCACTAATAACCGGTGACTTGACGTCGACAAATGAAATATGGGCCATGTTTTGCAAGGTTGGAAATTCTTTTTCGAAGAAACGTTTAACGTTTTTGATTGTCTTTTCATCATCTAGCTCTGGTAATAATGACACGTCATCAGCCCCCGTAGTATAATAATGTTGTTGATATTATTAGATCGAGGGCACGTCTGTGGAGTGCTCTTTTTTATTACCATCATTCATCGTCGAATTTCTTCCACATTTAGAGATTTCCCACAACCAACCTTGATCAAATTCAACTGAATCATCTACCATTGTTCCGCAATTAATTTAGCCACTATTATTACCGTAGGAAACCACCACAGCGCCATGAATAATGAAGACCAAGGCTCTCCACAATACGTATTAACTACCACCGGTGCTATCACAAAATTGATTACTGCTAAATCAAATAAGACAAATATCTTAATTACCTCTTTTAACACCGACTTATTCAACCTCTTCATATGTCTTTCTGAAAATATCGTCCGCAATTGCCCAATGCTCACCGTCAGCACCCATAGCAATCCAATCACCTATATTAACAATTAACTTTCCTTCACTAGTTTTTATACAATATCGGTAATCATCAGTTGTTCCCCAACCGTCAATCACAAAAGTTTCTTTAATAATTCCATATTTTTTAATCATTTCTTCCGAACCATCAAACTGTTCAGCTTTAATTGTTGCTGTCTTACGATATTCTTTTAGCATTATTCTTTTAGCATTATTCGTCCTCCATTTTATTGCTTGGTAGTTCTTTAATTTTAATTAGGGCTTCCGCAGCTTGTTCCCAGGTCAAATAGCCAAGTACATCGTTAGTAATTGGTGTATTGTATTCTAGATCGCCCTCTGGGTTAACACTAAAATTTAACACAGCTAGTTCCAAACCATAACTACCCGGAGCGTATATCAGGCTTGCACCATAATCATTAGGAAATCTATATTTATTTTGTAACCCTACAGTCATACGGCTTTTGGGGATTTCATATTTTGAAAATTCATTTAATTTTTGGATTGGATTTATTTCAGTCATTTACTAGTCCTCCATTTTTCTACTATTTTCCTCTATTATTTTTTTGACCTCTTCAATCCATTTAGATTTCTTAGCAATTATTTCATCTCGTAATTCAATTGATTTTTCATTTTGTTTGATTAATTTGTCTTGCGAGTCAATTACTTCATTTTTAATATCGATTAACTTTTCTGTCTCTGCAAGAGACCACAACAATAAAATCATTTCAATAAGCAACAAAGAGATCAATAAATTATTAAAACCAGAGTCATAATCTTTACTGATAAAATCTTGTATTGTAGAAACAATAGACGAAAATATTGCAAATAATATTAAAATTACCCACTTATGCTCCCAAATTGTTTTTACTGTCTTTTTCAATCTATTCATCCTTGACCTCCTCCTTTTAAAGCCCCTTAACTTGTATTAATCCTTTGGCGTGTCCATCATCTAATTCCTCAGTACAACCCCAACCCGTTGCCTTTGGATTATCACCAGATTTAGCATTGATTTGAATTAAAACCTTATCAATCATGCTTGAACTAGTTGATAGGTTAAGCATCTCAAGAGCCTGCTTTATTTCTGCCCGCTCTGTATCATTAATCATTACTTCCTTGCTCCTTCCTTAATCAAATAAGCAATCCCGCTAATCCAAGTTTGTAAAATGATCGCCGTTATAAAAATTGCTACGCCAATCAGCCCACTATGGACTGCATGCCCGATTAACACTGCTGGTAACATGAACATAATTAGATTTCCTCCGGTTCAAATTCCACATCAATGCCCACCTTTGCCATGCCAACCGCAATCTCTTCGGCTTCTTTTAACGCCATTTCTTTTTCAGCAAACATTTTGGCTTCTTCTTTTGGTGCTGTCCATGAGATTTGATTCATGTAACCTTTATCATGTTTGTTTTTCAGTACGTAGAATTTATGCTGCTCAACTTCAAAATTGACCTGTTCGCCAATTGGACTAATCGCAGCGTGCAAAATGTCAGCTTTCTGTTTTGCTTGCTTCCATTTTCTGAATACTGTGGCATCTTCAATACCCACATATTGGTGGGCCTGTCCTCCTAGCCTACGATAATATTTGTTAGTTGCTGTGTTCTTAATCACGTACATCTTTTTCAATCTCCTTTTTAAACTTCTTTTTCCGCCAATGTTCCTGTTCGTCGACTACTACTTTTTCAATGTGTTTTAAATCATCGATTGTGTAATTATTGCCGTAGATTTCTCTAACAATTTCCTCTGCCGTCATAACTCTTCAACCTCCATTTCAACTCTAGGCTCTTCGGCATACATCTTATCCATCTCAACACTCACTATTTGGTTGTCATCGTGCCATACAACGCCTGTGCACGCGTCTGTTACCGCCTTAAACAAGTTATCTATGTCCGGTTTAAAAATGGGTCTATGGTTATTAGAAAGCCTTCTATTACGTTCGGCTTTTGACACACTTTTCTGAACCGAACGATAAAACGTAGTTTTAACTTTCAAAGCGCCCATAAGTGGTTCACCTTTATACTGATTTTTGACAATTATGTGAGCTCTACCTTTATAGGCTTTATATTTCGGGGCAATGTACGCCCAGCCTTTCCGCGTCACCCTCGGTCTACTAGCGGCTACTGGCTCGCCGTTAATTACTAGCTTGATCACTTGAGAACACCTTCTTCTTGCATACCTTGTACCAGTGGCTAGCAACGTTATAACTTGCCATGCCTAATTTTTCGGCAATCTCATCAAATTTTGCACCCTTGCTTCTTTCGGCAATCAGAAACGCATCTTCTTTTTTAGTCCACTTCTTAGGTGTTCTTTTGTTTTTACCTTTTTTAATTTCGATCCCAAGTTCTCGCAAATCTGAATAAATTGTTTGAACCTCTACACCTAGCTTCCATGCAATGTCAGCATAACTAAGATTTCTATCAAGCATTTCTGGTATTAGGCTCTGCCGGGCAACCTTCATTTTGTGCTTCGTCATGCTAATCTCGCCAATATACTTACGCTTTTTAATTTTTGAGATGCTCAATCCACGAGATTTACGGAAGCCTTCGTAGTCGCCACGATCCAATAACTCTTGCTCAATATCGGATTGCTTAACAGCCGTGCCAACTTGTACATAGCGCATCGGTTCAGGCATATCCATGTAGATGCTGTCCTTGCGGTCGCCGTCATATTTTGTGTAGGTCTTAAGCATCCACTTATGCAGGTCCGACTTGTACTTGCTCTCGCCGTATACTTCCTTGCTATTAACTCCAACCAAACGCCACATTAGCTTCACGCTCCTTTGCCTTTCGGTACTCAACATTGCAATTTGGGCAGGGCATCACCTGCATAATTGCTCCATTCGTTTGGTACACAATCTGCGTACCCTCACATAGTTGACACATTAGAAAATCGCCATCCTTTTATCTTCTGTTTTTTCAAATTTGATAATCGCGTTATTTTTCACTACACCCTTGTACATTCGACTTAATAATTTTGGATTATATATTTCCGATAGTTCCTTGCTACTCAAATTAGTAGTGATAATTGTCCGGCTCCGCTTGTTTAAGACGCCAAACAGTACCTGCTGTACATATTCACTCGCTTCTCTTGATTCGCGCTTAAACGAGGCCTCACTGCCCAAATCGTCCAATACAAGCAAGCTAACCTTACCGAGCAAGTCCACCATGCGAGATTCGGTGTAATAGCTGTCTCTGTGTTCGAACGAATCCTTAATTTTTCGCATCATCTCGTTTATCGAAATGAACAAACATGACGCGTTAGGCTTAATGTTCTCGTTGACGCCCTTAAGCATGGAAATTGCTAAGTGTGACTTACCGACCCCCGGCTTACCAGTAATGATGGTGTTAGCTTGGTAATCGCGATCCATGTACTTGTATGCGATTCGCTTAGCTTTTTTTAAGTTACTCTCCGCTTCACTACCAGCTTCAACCTCATAGTTTTCAAAACTTGCTTGCCACAAGTCCTCATCGTCAACAATTGAGTCCTTTTTTAGAACTTCGTAGAAGCCCCGTCTGTAGTTCCGCAAAGCTCCTATCGTGACTAACTCATTATTTTTGTGCCTGCGGTTCTCCTCAACGCATTTAGGACAAAACGGTTCATGGTTAGCTAACAATAATAGATTTTGGTCCGGGTGAATTTGGCAATACTGGTTTGTCTTTTTAACATGCTTTAATAACTCAAAATTCAACCCCGCCATAAGATTTTGTCCCTTTCTCTACCTTTGGTTTAATTTGTTGATTTAAATACTGATCGAACTTGTTTCCAAACAAAGTACTTGGCTGTAAGTATTTAGCTGTAAAGAATGAGTTAGCATCGTTCGCATCCAGTACTTTGTTGTCAATTACCTTCTTAAAATCACCCAATCTATAGCCCTCATGCCACCTAGCACGAATCAGTTTCTTATTTGATTCAACATTTCTAAAATGCTTACCAGCTTTTTCATTTAGATAATCGATTATTTGTTTGTATTGGATATGGTCGGACTTATTGTCCGACGTATTATTGTTAGTCTCTGTAGTAGTCTCTGGTAGTCTATTGGTATTGGTTTGCTCATTTTGAGCAGATGCACTTGCGCATTTTGAGCAACTCGTTTGCTCATTTTGAGCAGATGCATTGCTCACTCGTTCGTAGTCAATCCGATACCACTTCGTTTTGTCAAAACCAGCTTTGTTGTAGTTTGCTGTTATAAAAAATCCTTGTTTTTCCAAGCTATTAATTGTTCTGCGAAGCGTTGCATTACTCCAAAATGGAAACTGCTCATTCCACTTGGAATAACTGTTATAAATCCATTTATAACCGTCTCGGATATTATTAGATCTTTCCAACCAGTAGTGAAATTGTTGTAAAACAATAGCTTCGTTTAGTCCGACTATTTTTGCCAACGACGGTAGTACTTGCAGTGGTGGCTCACTGATTAGTAAATTGTTCATTTTGCTCACCCCCATAGTTTCCTTTAATTCCCAATTTCTTATAACTTCTGATTGATTGCTTTTGAATAAAGCCAGTTGTCAACTAATATCAGGGCTTCTTGTATTTCAAGATAAGAAGCTCCTTTTTTCTGCATTTCTTCAACTATTTCTTTTGCAAGTTTTAAGGATTGCTCTAGTATAAAAAGGTTCTGCCCCTTTAATTTGTAAATATTTTGCATATGTTGATCTATTTCTGTATTTAGTGGCTTTTCACTAAGGTCTGGAAACATCGTAATTCCCCCTGATTTTTAATCGTTTTAAATCTTCAATACTCAATTTGATACCGTTTACTGGCACGTGATACTTAGCAGCAAACTTAGCTGGCGTAATGCTTTCAATTTCGCCATGATGCACTCTGCATAGCGGTAACACATGGCGTTTTGAATGGTCAATCTTGTTTCGGTTCGTTCGTCCAACCACGTCGACGTGATGAATATCTGCATGTTCCCCACAAACGAGACAGACCCGATGTCTACAGCATTGGTAGATAAAGTACTGTTCTTCTCTCGGAAGCAACTCGTAGCCCTTTTTAAAAGGCACTCGCCATTCGAACATGAAATCGATGACCAGGTCTAGTAACTGGTTAGCATCGCTCACAGAAGATTCTGTGTGGTCTGATAAGCTGATAGACTTACCCGCGGTATAAAACTCGTACTGTGTGTAAAACATCGACTTCAGAAACTCCGCTGGCACCACAAAATACGTTTCAATATCATGGAGCAACGCGAAGAACAGCCGTCGTTGCTGTACTCTTGCTCGCCGTGGGTCTGCTACTTCAAAATCAACGTAGAAGTCGCCTTGCCCACCGCTCACCGTCTCTAAATGGTCTTGGTTAAGCGGTTTGTCTAAATGAATAACTAGGTCTCTACCTCGTTGTTCCGCTCTTGCTCTCTGCATCTAAATCATTCCTAAAAGGGGAGCTGATCATCTGAAATGTCGATTGATTGACCACCATTGGCGAACAGATCTCCCGGCGTTGATGCTTGCCGTGCATTATTTTGCTGGTTGCCTTTTGGTTTCGAATCTAGCAACGAGAAGTTATCAGCTACAACCTCAGTTACATAAACTCGTTGTCCTTGTTGGTTTTCGTACGAACGGGTTTGAATTCGACCGTCAATGCCTACCAACGAACCTTTTTGTGTGTACTTGGCAAAGTTTTCTGCTGCCTTACGCCACATTACACAGTTGATGAAATCCGCTTCGCGTTCACCCTGTGAGTTGGTAAACTGTCGGTTAACTGCCACGGTAAAACTAGCTACCGCATCACCTTTAGCTGTGTGGCGAAGTTCAACATCTTTAGTTAGGCGTCCTATTAGGACTGTTCGATTAATCATGGAGTTCCTCCTGTGTTTTGCTGACGTGGTCCAGTTGCTTGGTTACGAGTGCAATCATCTGGTTAGCTGTCTCGTAATTTAAGTCGTTGATATGAGCGGCATGTGCCTTGGTTAGATAAGCCGATTTAACCACGGGCTCTGGCTTACCAGTGGCGGTCGCCATTGCTTTAAATAGTGCCGTTAATGTTTCGTTTTGTTCGCTAGAAATCGGGTCAGGTTGTTTTTTGCTCTCAACATTTTTTTGAAAAGAATCCGGATCCATATCATCAGTTGCGATATTGAAAAACTTAAGTAAAAAGTATTTCTCGCCATAAGTTAAAGCTTTGCCGACACCCTTTTCACCGGCGGTATCAACACCTTGCGCATACCATGGGCATTCAATTGTTTCTTCGGGATTATCAGTGTTGACCCACGTCATCGTCATAATTAATTCAGTAAAGTACACCACTGCACCCTTCTTGTTCGAACTCGTCATTACATTTTTGCCCGTGATTCGAGGAATCAGCAGCACACCTTCTTGGTCCATTAATTCGTGGATCTGTCCCAAGACGTCCGATGAACCGGCGTAGGTGTACTGCGTTGATTGTTGCGATTTCTGCACGTACTTTGCGCTAGCATGGATTGCCTGTAGTTTTTGGTACAACGTTTTAGGTTTAATCTCTTCTTTTGGTTCTGCTTTAGTCATTGCCATCTAATCCACCGCCCTAACTGATAACTTGTCTGGTTTTTGTCTTGCTACATAAGGGATTAGTGCTCCAGTTTCCGTGTCGACTAATTGCCCGTCCTTTGATGGGACAAATCGACCTTCGGCAACCATGCGTTTTATCGCCGATAAGTTAGGCTCTTGTTTTACTAACGCCTCATCAATTCCAGAAAGTGACTGCACAATCTCTTTAGGCTTCGCATTGTTTGCCTTCGTAACCTGCCACCACGTTGGCTTGCTAGGATTGCTTTCGGTTCGAACATAGCGCCAAGTAGTGGTTTGTAGTTCTCTACCCTGAAATAAGTTGAGTTCCTCTTGTTCGACCTCACTAATCTGGTCGCGAAGTTCATCAATTTGAATATTGATACCTTCTTTATCGTGCTTTAACTTGCGCAATTTACGATCTAATTTGCTGCGCTTGGCTTCTAAATCGTCAATCTTCATTAGGTTCATCCCTTTCAAATAAAGCTTCAGTCTCTTTGTTTTCACGTTCTGTTTCCCAAGCTCTTTCTAAGCTTGCACTTAACTGTTGATTGTTCATGTGATATACTCCAGTTGTTAAATTTTTTTATTTGTCCGCTATTGCCGTAGCGGGCTTTTTATTTTGAATTCTTAATTCTGAACACCTCTTTTTGTGTATAATCGATATGAAAGGAGGTGATAAAATATGGATAAAATTGTTCAGTATATATCAGAAAATTGGATAGCTATCATCTCTTTAATTATTTCTGTCTATACAATTTGGAAACAACGTATAAAGCTAACAGTCACATTTCAGCAAAACATGCTCATTGATCATCCTGATGCCGTTTTTATGTTAGGACCTAATGGTGAGATTAGAAGTCATCATCCAACAGCCCAAACTCAAATTGAAATTGTGAATTCAGGAACTAATGATGTTGCTTTTTTTGACCTACGCGTCTTTGACGGTTTAACTAATCGTAATATTCCATTCATAACTGAGAACACAATTCCTATTGAATATCCCGATAAAAAAGTGTTCACACTTTTTGATGAGACATATTATCAATTAGATATCCCCAAAAGAACTTTTGGTGTATTTAAGGCAAACTCATTTACCAAAATGTCGATTGTAGTAATCCTTGATAAACTACCAAAAGAATTGGAAAATATTGATAATATCCATATTTCGTTTAAAATCGCTCGAAATGCGTATTTTAAGAAAGACAAGTTTGCCGTTACTAATAGAAAAAAATTTGACTTTTTCGGAATGAATTATTCAATCACTGGTTGGAAAGAAATGTATAACAAGCTACTACAAGAGCAACAAACTCAATTGGAATCTGAAAAACAAAACAAGCAAGAATAATTAAAAAAATCACTAATAAATAGGTCAAGCATCCATTCATTCTTATAATTATGTTCATATCCTTTCTAATGTCCGTTTTGTGGTAGTGCTTGGTTGCTTAATAAGAATTTTAAGGTTGGTTAAATTTGTTTACATCCACGTATACTTTTTGTAATAAATCTTTATTTTTCATCTTTCTATATCCACCAAAACTGTGCTCCTCTCTACCGCAAATAGCGTCGAGTACTTTTTTGATTTCTGCTGACGTTTCTATTGGTTTATCCGAACCGGTCAAATAAATGTTCGTGCCAACACACTCATCTTTTATTGCTCCAATCGATTCTGGATTGACGTACGTGTAATCATCAATTTTTACTAACTTCATTACTTCTCACCTCCTTATTCGAAAAACGAATTAAATCCAAAACGTCCAAACACGTAGGCCATCCCTGCTATTACCAACACTGCTATCAAAATTCTCATTGCTAATTCCCCCTCATAATCACTTCTTTGTTGTCATCAATAAATTGCTTAATATCATCGGCAAACATCCACCATGTACCACCTTTGCCACCGCCACCAAGTGCTCCTTTATCACGAAGCTCTTGCAGTTGCGGATATAGATGCGGATTCTTTAAAACATTATCTTTAATCCATTCAGTACTCTTATTGAGCATATAGGCCTTCAAGTCGTCCATTTTCCAAATTTCGTGAGCCTCCGCTTTCTTCTTGGTGGTTTCCCATTCGATGCGGTCAACTAAAACTTTATCGGCAGGTATCTCGAACTTAATATTTGCCTCAACAATTTGAGTCACCTTTACTCCCTCCTTCATAAGAATCAGGTACAACGCCTTCTGAAAATATCTGCTCAAAATTGAGCCGATCTAAATTCAAATTACAGCATTCTAAAACTATTTGAATTTTGGTTTATGTGTGACCGAATCAAATCCAATAAATCCTTTATTATTTTTCAAGGCTTCTGTATTACTTGCGATAATACGGAGGTCTTTTTCTATTGCCCATAAAACGTTAATTAATTTCTTCATCCTGTTTCCATTCTTTCTAAATATCTAAAACTAGTTATTCTTCCAGTTCCATTAATCGCAACGTGCTACATCACTTTTTCATCTTCCCGCTCAATTAACGGAAGATATCCGTTGTCTTTTAACAACTCATACAACCCTAACCGTCCCTTTTGCGTCCACTTAGTATTAAGTACTGCTTTCTCTGTACCATCCTTACGCATAACCATCGTTGTTTCTGAATGTGTCCATCCCGTTCTTTGATATTTTGCATATAACAGCCATGTACCACCTTGTCGGTATTGAACACCCAATTTATGAAGCAATTTATTCATGCCAGCTCCACTCATTCCATAATCCTTAGCAATTAGACTGATAGTCATTAGTGCATCATTAGATAAAACTTTATCGTAGTATGAAACTTTAGGCTGGAATTCTTTAACTTGTTGTTCAGCAATTAATCTACCTTCACGTTCGTTCTTTAGTTGAGTTGCTAGATTAATAATCGTGTCAGGATTCAGCAAAGCCTCTTCAATCTTTTCGTCCGTCATATATGCACCGTGCTTTCGGATTGATGGCAGAACTTCATTTGTTACCCAGCGTTTAAACTTCTTAGCATTTGGTAATTTACTTGAAAGTACTAAGCTGTACATTCCTGATTCATTGATTGTGATCACTTCACGATTCTGACCTGATAGAACGATTCGTTCGGTCAGCTTGTCTTCCTCATCAACGTGGTCTCTAATTGCTTTGGATGTGTTCGAATATCCCAAAATATCTGCAATATCTTTTCCAACAAAGTAAGGTTCGTCATTAATTAGTACAGTTCGTACTTCGTTTCCTTCAAAGTTGAAGTTTTGTAATTCATTCATATTGTTTTCCCTCTTCATGTTAAATTTTATTTAACAGCCTTCCTTTTACTGTTATCCTTTAATTACTGGTATTACAGTACCTAGTAAAATGAAAGGAGTAATATTATGATTGGTTTAATTAAAGACACTTTAGAAAAAAATGGTTCTGCAACACTTCACTTTAATAATGGTGAAACACTTGAAATTATTTCTTTAGAAGTGTGGGGAATGCCCGACCACACATACCATGTAACAAGTGCTGATGGTACTAAAGCATTCTTTGATACAACTGATGTGATCAGCTTTGTGTCATTAAAATAATTCCTTGCTTCCAACAAGTCTTGAAATGGCTACGACCATTTCTGGGCTTGTTTTTGTTTCTTCCATGCTCAGTACTTCAATCGCAAACTCTGCTATTTTAGCTTGTAATTTTCTATTTTCTTCGTTCATCCTTATTTCCTCCTTAAAGGCCTAGTACCCTATATATTTTTTCTCGTACACGTTTTGACTTTGGTGATTGATCACCTCGGATAGCTCGGCTTACTACTGATGGCCACTTCTCACCAATGGCAGCAGTTAACTGTTCCTGCGTCATCCCCTTACGCTTACGAGCAACTTCAATTTTTAGCTGGAGTTCTAAAGCTTGATTTTCTAATGTTGCTTCTTCTGTCAAAGTTTCCACTTCCTTTCTGTTTTTTATTGATATAATTTAGTTATTCCAATTAAGGGTGGTGATATTGATGAATTCAGTTGAATTGACTTTTTCTAACGGAGAAACGTTGAGTCTATATAAAAATGATGTTCTATTTGGAATAAGGCGTATTAAAAACGATAAGATTTCCTCACACGATACTGTAGCTCGACAAATGGACCGTTTAAATTTCCCATATGGAGTATCTTCAAATGGTCCTTTAGAGCTTTGGGAACATAACGAAGAGGGATTAATTCCTTCACTATTGGAATTCTTTGAAAGTTACGATTATTTTTATTTAGAACATAATAGAGACACAATTTATTCAACATCTGAAGTTGTAAAAATTAATCGCTAATTTTCCGATCTAGAGCTCTTTCAGTTACCCTGTTTTGTAATTCTTCAAGAAGAATTGATTCAAAACCAATACCATGCAAAAACCTTTCTTGGGCTAATTCATTTTTAACTTGAGCAAAGGTTTTTGTTTTATCTGAAAGTAATTCATCTATATATTTATTAATTTCAAAATTTATTTTTGCAGTTAGATTCTTCACTTCATTCCCTCCTTTCTGTTTTTTATTCATCAAGTTATTGACTTGTAATTAGACTTAGTCTAATATGAAGGCATACTAAATAAGCAATACATAACCTTCTTTACAATTCCTCGCCAAAGTTATTGTTTGTAGATAGGCTTGTTTTTAATTGCTTAATTACTTGATGAATTAATAATAAGTCTTAGTCTAAAAATAGTCAACCTATTTTTGATACTTAGTCTAATTTAATTCGTCAAAAATTAGGAGAAGTCTTATTATGACAGTATTAGAGCGTATCAAAAAAATTTCAAAAAAGAGAGGATATAGTCTCACTCAAGTTAACGAAAAAGCTCATTTAGGTACAAATACTATATACTCTTGGAAAACCAAAGAACCTAGTTTTAACAATTTACAAGCTGTTGCTAAAGTTTTAGATGTATCAGTTGACTACTTACTCGGTAAAACAGATATCGAAACCACAAAAAAAGAAACACGTGATTTGGAAGTCGAAGAAGCGCTTAACTCCATGCGTAGTTACCAAGGTCAACCAATTACTGATGAAGAGCGCGAAGTGATGCGTGGAATTATTAAGGCATACTTAGATAATAAGAAAAAGTAGGTTTTTATATGGACGGTTTAATGACGTTTTTAAGAGATTATGCTTTTACAAATCAAATCGGATACCAATTTGATAGTATTCGTGAGCCAGATCAAGCACCAAAATCAAATACCGCATTAAGGGTTGTTTTCATGAATAATAATTGGAATACCCCTGAAGAAATCCCCTTTCAATTTGCTCATGAGATTAGTCATATATTAAACGGGGATTCAGGGTCTAATAATTTTTGTGCTAGTTCTGTATATAGCAAAGAAGAGTATCAAGCTAACAAACGTGCCACAAAAATACTATTAGAATATTGTGATTTAAACGGTCTAACCTTTTATAATTCAACTGAATTTATGAATGCTTTTGGAATTCCACCTAAGGCGGGTTATGTGGTAGATGATGTATTTAAGGAAAAGTTGAGTATTTAATTAATTTTACGTCCAAATACTGATTGACGTTAAAAGCTGTACATATTTTTGGAGGATGAATAATGAGAAAAGTTTATACTTTAAGCGCTATTACCTTAGCATCTATTGCCTTAGTAGCTTGTGGCAATAATAACAAAAACGGTAGCACAGTTTCATCTGCTACAAATACTTCAAAGAATATCGGTTCTAATACTAAGAACTCAAGCATTAAAACACATCAAATCCACGTTGCTAAAAATGAAATTGTTAATCCGGGTAAAGGAAAGATGGAAATTTTAGGATTTGAATCACTTTCTTATAAAGGAAAACCCGCATATGCCGTTGAGTGGAAATTTACCAATACATCAAAAAAACAATTAACCGCTGATGATATTGACCAGGGAACTCATACATACTTTCAAAAAAATGGAAATAGTGAAAAAAGTATCTCTAGCCCAGACGTTTACATTCTAAGTGCGGACCAAGCTAATTATGATTCGGTTAGTGATAACAACACTGATGCTTACAACGATGCTGTAGCTCAATATAATGTGTTCGGAAAAGAGTCAGATCGTTCTAGCGAGGATAAAATAGAACCTGGTAAATCAATTAATTTATTAGGTGGAGAGTTAATTGTTCCTGTATCAAAAGAAAACATAAAAGTTCAAGTTGGGAATCATAATAAATCTGATACTGATGTAGATATGAGTAAAGACAACTTCATTATCAAGTACAATGAACTTAGTTCAAAACATTTTACTAATGATTTAGTTGAAGAGTTAAAAAAGGCTTATGCAAATGAAGCTAGTGATCAGTTGTCTCAAAAAGATGAAAAATCAAGTGATTCTAATTCACAGTCTCAGGATAGCACTAATGAAGAAGCTAGTAATAAAAATAAAAATATGAGTGCAACACAACAAAAAACTCAAGGAGAAAAAAACAGAGAACAGGGTTACGACCCTAAGGGTAATAAAGTAATGCCTGGTCAAGACCATGCACCAGGCAGTAATGTATATGGAAATGAAGACGACTGGGTAAAAGGACAAGATCAAGATAACGGAACAGACGGCCCTACTCAATCGGCAATGGACGATCCAAATAGTGCTGAGAATAAGGCAGCTCATGCTAAAGGTGGCATGATGTACGGTGCTCCAGACAACGTTACCGAAGGAGACTGGCAACGTTCCGAAGATGCTGCTAACACCAAATAAAAAAGCCACATCCCCTAACCGCCAAGTAAGATGTTAGAACGTGATTGGCCGATCATTGCAGCTAACATTCCTGGTATTTTCTTAGGATTTTTTACATTCTATACTGCGTTACATTAATACTTTATTTACAAAGGAGCGACTAGTTTATGGAAACGAATATTATGGCTATCATTGGAATAATTATATTTTTTATTGGAGCATTAATAATAAGTCTTGGTCGAACTTTAAATATCTTACGTTTCTTTTTTGGTGATCGTAGTATGTTTACGCAGATGTTTTGGGGAATTATCTTTATCTGCATTGGCTTATTTTTAATCATACTTGGTAGCCCTCAGCTTAGATGATATCCTCTTTCCACTCCGGTGACTAGATACAGTCCGACTCTGTATGTGGGAAATAGTAGTTAACTTAATAGATTTAACTACACAACAAAAAAGCCACATCCCCCACCGACCAAAGTTTGGGATGTGACTACCAAATTAGAAAAACCACGGAAGTGGCTCCTTTAATGTACGCTTATTTTAACATTGAAGCCTGCTTCCAACAACAGAACGGAGGTTCGCTTTTATGTCAAGTATTAAAAAACAAAATGGAAAATGGACAGCTAGGATAACCTGGCGAGATGAGGAGGGAAAACGTCACTACAAGAGCAAGTATAATTTTAAAACGCAATCTGAGGCAGAATTATGGGCAGCAGATTTCCAGTTAAATAAACGGGATATTGATAGCGAAACTTATTTTCCTGCTTATTTTTATGATTGGTACCTAACGTATAAAGAACCCTCAGTAACTAATCGGACTAAAGCTACTTACGTGCAACTATATAACGTTTTAAAGGAGTCGTTGCTTGCTAAAAAACCGGTTGGCGAGATCACCCGGAAAGATTACCAGCGATTCATCAATGCCTTTGGTAAGAAACATGCTAAGTCAACCGTAACGAAATTTAATTCGTTAATCCATGCTTGTGTCAAAGATGCGCTCTACGATAAAGCCATTGAAAAAGATTTTGTTTACGGCGTTTCCATGGTCTTCAACAAGAGCAAAACCCGCAAAATTGATTATTTAAACATTGATGAAATGAACACCCTATCCACTTATCTTCGTAGTAGTTTAAATAAGCATTTTACAAGCAAGTACATGATTCTAACTGCGATTTATACTGGCGCTCGTCTAGGTGAAATTCAAGCCTTGACCTGGAAAGATATCAATACCACCTTTAATACCATCTCTATTCGACGGTCTTGGAATGACGAAGAACAGAAATTCCAGCCAACTAAAAACGAATCGTCAGTGCGAATCATTAAGATTAACGACGATTTAGCACAGTTACTGAAACAGCTGAAACCTAAGAGCAGTAACACCAAGATATTCACTAATCAATATGGTACGGTGCCCTCTTCCAGCGCAGTAAATAAAACACTCCGGGAATCATTAGCCCATTGTGGAATCGATAAACCTAGTTTTCACTTTCATTCGTTACGTCATACGCATGTGGCGTATCTCTTATCCGAAAACGTTGATTTATTTATCATATCAAAGCGATTAGGCCATTCTGATATATCAACAACCAGTCGAGTATATTCATATCTAATTGACGAATACAAACAAAAAGCTGATCTACGTATCGAAAGATCACTTGATAAGATTTCACTGAATTCAAAAAATGTGCGAAAAATTTTATAG